TTTTACATCGAGTGGCTTCATTGAGCCTCTGTCCAATGCAAATTGCCAGATCGGTGTTTCTTCTGAACCAGTATTTACGAGTTTAATACTCACATTAACACCATCAATCTTTAAAGATGCACTGTGTCTTCTTAAACTATTATACGCTTTATTAAAAAACGAAATTAAATCTTTACCGGTTTTAACAGTAAGTACATCAAATGGATGTGCCATGTGACCAGCTGCACCCCCTTCGGTTAAAAAATATGATTTAAAATTGTTCATCTAAATAACCTCTTTGATACGAATAATTCACCGCTACCTGCTTTTACATCATCACCTTTAAATGCGCTTGGCATATTTTCTGGGTCTAGACCGGTTGGTATTTTAAACCATTCCATATTACCTGCCACATCGCAATTTATTATGAAACCACCTGGACCTGGTTTGTTTAATATTTTGATAATTAATGTTTTCCAGAGTAAATTTTTAGCTAACTCTTCACTAGATTCTTTCTTACCAAGGTAACCATAAACTAAATCAATGTTTTCATGTATCTGTTTAAAAATATCAAAATTAGATAACAAATACGGGTCGTCAACAGCCTTGTATAGTTTGTTTATCTTTTCAAATGATTTATTAAAATCTTCAAAATTAAAGTTCCCAGGATCAGCTATTTTACCTTTACTTTTACCTTCTGGCATAGCAATCTTTCCCATTAATGTTCCCATTCCAAGCACTGTATTTATAGCAATATTATTTTGTTTACCTACACTTTCACCAGCTGTTCTAAATTTACCTATCTTTATATAAAGATCGTTCATTGGATATGCTTTTACTTCAACACCAACATCTCCAACTGCAATATCAGCTTTGCCAGCTGCTTCATATCTTGTATCTCTTACACCTGGATTTGATTTTTTAAGAAACCAATACATTGCTAACTCACCATTACCAGAACCTTTGGTTTGCCCTTCCGCTTTACCCTTTTTAGGTGGAGCAATTTCAAATAAACTTGACCAAACTTTTTTATTCAAATCACCAACAATATGCAGTTTTGTACTGTTACTTGGCAATTGAATACCTGTAATTTTTTCTAAATCGCTTTTGTCGCCAGGGTATCTACTATAGATAATTTCATCGTATGAAGCATCTATTACTGGAGTTTTTTTTGGTTTAGGTGGTGGTAAAGCAGATTGTTCTGGCCCAGGTATATTAGCATCCTGTTCAGTCAAGACATTTTTGAGAATAGTAGCTACATTCTCCAAATATACTTTGTCTAACGATTTATACATTATTCAGTTCCAACATCAACATCGGCTGAATAGCTCTTCATAATGCTGATTAAAGTGTTAATAATTTCGTTTGCGTTATTTTCGTTTATTTCTGGTAATTGTGAAACTTTAAAGCGATCTTCATCGCTTAACTTCATCGTTAAAGCTTTCTTAAGCATGTTACCCATTGTTGCAATACCAGCAGGAACGTCTGGTTGTTCAGGTTGATCTTCTACTGGAGCTTCTGGTGCACCGGTAGGTACTTGAGGAGCTGGAGCTGGGGGTGATGAAGGGCCTTCTGGGGGTGGTGCAGGCATAGGAGGTGGTGCATCTTGTTCGTTGACAAGCTTAGCATTATACTGTTCGATAATATGTAAAAACTTTTTCATGTATTAATTGTTTTTGCTATTGTTGCAATTTTAGTAGCTAATGATTTCATTAAATCCCCGTATGCAGAATTCATTTTTGCTTGAGCAACAATAAAAGGTGAATTTGATTTACCAGGTTTTGTTGCTAATCGACTAGCAAAGTTAATAGCTTTTTCCTGCCCGGGTGTAATACCTGTTGGATTTGTTTGCTGAGCTACAGAACTATCCTCTGCATCTTCATCATAATCTTGCTTGTGATTGTGTTTACGGTTGTACTTACTTTTATCTTTAAAAGCTTTTTCTGGAGGCGGCATTTTTTTACGAATACCAGACATTACTTCTTTCTGCATTATTTTATTAGCTTTTTCCGTAAACATATCCATGTTATTATTTATTAGATTAAGAGCTGTTTAGTTTTTAGCCTATTTAAATAGTCATCACTTAAAAACGTTAATTCATGACGTTTTGCAAAAAGCTTTATTTTTTGCAAAGTAAAGTCTTTAGAATTAGTTGTTTTAACTTTTTGATTACTCTCGTTTACCAGTAAAACATACATATCTTTTGACTGTTTGATTTTACTGTATTCTTCAGTTATTTTAACTACTCTAACAGGCAGCATCTTTTCTAACTTGTCGAGTATCTTCTCTATTAGCTGTATTATTTCTGTTGGTTTACTATAATCATTTAGCTTACCTACCGGTAAACCATTGGTATTCAACAAGATAATTGGCTTACCTATTTTAGAACCGTTGAGTAATGTCTCACAAACATAGTGTATAACGTAGTGGTAGAACAGACGTTTTACATCTTTGTTTGTTAATGGTTTGTTAAGCAACCCATACTTCTTTAAATCATTAAAAATATTGGTTTGTATATTGTCTACAAAAAGATGATTGATGTCAATAAACTTTAAGTTATGACTATGAGTCTCTTGGACCATATCATATTTTAAAGTTTTTCCAATAATGATCTAGGAGCTCTCCCGATTCTACAGTTTATGATTCCGTTGTAAAAACCGTCTTTGAGTAATACATCATTATCAAATTGAAGTTTTGCCTCATAATACGCTAATTCAAATTTGCTGTCACAAAACCTTAATATTTCGAATTTAAAGTTTTCAATCCCATGCTTAACAATATCTTCGTTTAACTCTTTTGATGATGATGTATAGGTTTTCCAATCTGTTTCAGCATCAAAATGTCTCTTGTTCTTTTTACCTTTTAACGGCTTAAGTTTTTTAACCGTTTTTATTTGTTTCTTTCCAATATACTTCTTACCATCAATTAAGTTTGTGATAACGTAAATAAAGCCGTATTGTAGTTGGGTTTCCTCAACAACTAAATTTGTTTGCCAGTGACCTAAATCCATTACTTCTTTCTACGTGTTCTTTTTGGGAACCGATTAACAGTATTGCGTCTAGCCATTTTACCACCGTATAATGACGATGGTACTCTCATGTCTCCAGGAGCGTACGCATCTGTACCTGTTGTGCCAGTAGCGCTACCAGTGGTATACATGTTAGGTGAGTTGCCAACTGCACCACCTCTACCTGCTGTGTTAGGAATTGTGGCTACGTAATTAGGGCCACTTTCCTTAAGAGCTTTAATAAAAAATTTTTTGTATACTGGGTTGATTTTCAATTATTAATATTTATAATTGTTTTGTGGAAATATTAGAAAGATATATTCAGGAGATCACAGAAGATCTGAAATTAGATGAATTTACTATAAAAGATGCATCTCTCAAATCTCCTGGTCGTAAACACTTCTGGGTTAGCAGATTAATCAACCACAAGCGCAATCTCTATAAACTCGAGGCACAACTAGAAGAAACACTTGGAACTCTAGTAAATGAAGTACAATCTCAAGCTGTAATAAAGTTATCCAAAGATTCAGTAATTACCGCAGCTCAAAACAATGATCTTATAAAGAATTTAAAATTACAAATTAAAGAAGAAAAACTTATTATAGAGTTTTTAGAAAAAACAGAAAAATCATTTTCATCACTTACCTACGATATTAAGAATATCATTGATATAATAAAGCTCGAACAAATGTAATGATATCATTCGAATATTTTCCAAATAGAAAATTATGCAGAATTTTCGGAGATAAATTCGATGAAATAAGAGAGTGTTTTAGTGTAAAAAATGAAAATGCATTTTTCATGAGAAGGATGGGCCGTGGTTTTGTACCATCAAGAATTTACTGTATAACTCCAACAGGTCTTTTCGAACCAGGATTATTTTATGATATTTTAACGTACGTCAAAAATGTTTACCCAAACGAAGAAATAAAAACAGATGATAAGATACAGGATGTTGTAAAACCTGGAATGAAAGGTGCTTCGTTATATACCAGGTTAAATTTAGAATTAAGAGATTACCAACAGGATATAATTAACCAATCATTTTTATTTGGTCGTGGAATTATAAAGCTAGGTACCGGCGGTGGTAAAACCCTTACTATAGCTTCATTACTTTCCTCTTTTTTTGAAAGTAAAAACAAAAAAATGAAATGTTTATTAGTGGTGCCGGATTTAACACTCGCATCACAAACACACAAAGATTTTATTGATTATGGAGTTCCTTTTAAAACAACAAAATGGACAGGCTCTGTTGAACCAGATTTTACCGCTAATGTAATTATAGCCAACATGGGTGTATTACAAAGTAGATTTGAAGAAGAAGATTGGTTAAAAGATGTAGATATTTTAGTTGTGGACGAGTGCCATAAACTAAAGAAAGGGAACAAAATATGTAAAATTATCAGTTCCATAAAGACTTTCCATAAATTTGGCTTGACGGGATCACTTCCTGACAACAAAATCGACGAATGGAACATTGTGGGTAAATTGGGAAATGTGTTCTACGAAAAGAGTTCCTATGAACTACGTACAGAATCGTACCTAACTAATGCGGAAATAAAGATAGTAAAAATAAAGTACCAAAATAAAGTTCCAAATATCGTTGGAGCAAACAAGTTCAGAACGGAACTTGACTTCATTTACAGTAACAGGTACAGGAACGAAGTTATCAAAATTATTAGCGATAAATGCAAAAATAACATTTTGATACTTGTAAACCATATAGTTCATGGCGATATCTTACTAGATTATCTCAAATCCAACTTACCAGACCGCAAAGTTTATTTTATTCGCGGTGAAGTTGAAGTGGGTGAACGTGCTCGCGTTGTAAAAGAGATGGAAGATAATGATAACGTTGTATGCATAGCAATTAGCGCAATATTTTCTACTGGTGTTAACATAAAAAACCTGCATATGATCATTTTTGCATCAGGAGGTAAAAGTTTTGTACGAACTATTCAATCAATTGGTAGAGGATTACGTTTAAATCCTAATAAAGACAAGTTAACTATTATAGATCTTGCAGATGACCTCAAATATAGCTCACTTCACAGCCAGAGACGACAAGAAATATACACGGAAGAGAAGATCCAATACAAAATTGGTGAGATAGTTGAAAAGCTTTAATAGTAATATATTATATACTCATGGCTAAAAGAGGTCCTAAACCAAAAAAGACTGA